GTCGCCGCTGCTACTTCTTCAAGTGCTATTCGGGGTGGTTCATATAACATTATCTTCCTTGATGAGTTTGCATTCGTACCAGCAAATATTGCTGAAGCTTTCTTTAGTTCAGTTTATCCTACAATTTCATCTGGACAAAAAACAAAAATGATAATCGTATCTACACCAATGGGTATGAATCAGTTTTATAAACTATGGACAGACGCAGAGAACAAACAAAATGATTATGTGCCTATTGAGGTACATTGGTCAGAAGTTCCTGGTAGAGATGAAGCTTGGAAAGAAGCTACTATTAGAAACACTAGTCAAGAGCAATTCCAACAAGAGTTTGAATGCGACTTTTTAGGTTCAGTTGATACTTTAGTATCAGCACACAAGATTAAGAATACACCTTATATAACAGCGTTAGAATCTAGGAATGGATTACAAATGTTTGAACGACCTAAGAAAGGTGGTTTGTATGTTTGTACTGTTGACGTAGCCAGAGGCTCTGGTAGAGATTATTCAGCATTTACTATTATAGATGTAGGACAAGTTCCTTATCGTGTAGTAGCGACTTATAAAAATAATGAAGTTAAACCTTATGTGTTTCCCAACATTATTGAACAGGCATGTAAAGGGTATAATGAAGCGCATGTACTTGTAGAAGTCAATGACCTAGGTCAACAAATTTCAGATGCCTTACATTATGAGTTAGAATACCCTAACGTTTTGATGACTACTCAAAAAGGTAGAGCGGGTCAAATACTTGGAGCTATGTTTTCTGGTCGTGGTACATCATTAGGAGTTCGTATGACAAAACAGATAAAAAAGGTGGGTTGTGCGAATTTTAAGACGCTTGTAGAGGGTGATAAACTAATTGTCAATGATTTCAACATCATAGAAGAAATGTCCACTTTTTCACGTAAAGGTTCATCATGGCAGGCCGATGAAGGACAACATGATGACTTAATCATGTGTTTAGTTATATTTGGTTGGTTATCTAATCAACCGTACTTCAAAGAATTATCAAACTCTAATATACGTAATCAAATGTATATAGAACAACAAAATCTAATTGAACAAGATATGGCGCCTTTTGGGTTTGTAGATAACGGTGTTGATTCAGTTGAAGGTGAGGAAACTATTGACGAGTATGGTACTCGCTGGTATCCTGTCGTAAGAAAGGGTCAATAACCGTAGATTCAGGTTATTATAAATATCTACAACTGAAAATATTTAAATATGGGCGTAAGAAAACTTACGAGTTTTGAAAAATAACATTATAATTAGCTAATTACAAAGAGGAGAAATAACCTATGGCATTTCAAGTATCACCAGGTGTTCTCGTACAAGAAAAAGACCTAACAAGAATTATTCCAGCAGTATCAACATCAATTGGTGCTATTGCCGGCGAGTTTAGACAGGGTCCTGTTGAGGAGATTATTTCAATTTCTTCTGAACAAGAATTAGTAGAAACTTTTGGAAAACCTGACTCAAATAACTTTGAGCACTTTTTCAGCGCTTCTAACTTTTTACAATACTCTAACGCTTTAAGAGTAGTACGAGCTACCCAAACATCATTAACTAATGCGACTGCTAGTGGATCTAGTTTGTTGATTAAAAATGATGAAGATTATAATACAAACTACAGTACTGGTCAAGGATCAGTAGGAACATTTGCAAGTAGAACAGCAGGAGCTTGGGGAAACAACATATTAGTTGCAACCTGTCCATCTGCTACAGCTTACGAATCTATATCTGCTTCATTAGTAAATGAAGACTCAACTGCTGTTGCAGTTGGAGACACTACTATTGGTGTTGATGACGATTCAGCATTTAATGTAGGAGACATTATCTCATTTTCATCTTCTGCTAACACAGAAGACTTTGACGATGGCGATGAATATAGAATAACAGCAATTGCTTCAGAACAATTAACAATCGTTCAACACCCTAGAGGTGCTGGAGGAATAAAAAGAGCAGTAGTTGATAACTCAAAAATAAAAAGAAAATGGAGATATTACGATCAAGTTAATGGCGCTCCTGGAACTTCACCATATGTATCTGAAAGATCAGGTTCAGGTGATGAAATCCATGTAGTAGTAGTTGATGAAGATGGTGGTATTTCTGGTACACCGGGAACTGTTTTAGAAACTTATTCAAAACTTTCTAAAGCATCGGACGCTAAATCTCCTCAAGGAGACACTAATTACTATCCAACAGTAATATTCAATAAATCAAATTACATTTATTGGATGGACCACAACACTGCTGGAACTAATTGGGGTAATGCCGCATCTGGTACAACATATACAGCTGTTAACACTCCAACATCAGAAGCTTTATCTGGTGGTGCGAATGGTAGTGCAGCAACTGACGCTCAAAAGAAAACGGCGGCAGAGTTGTTCCAAGACGCAGAAACAGTAGATGTAGGTTTAATCATCGCTGGTCCTGCAAGTGCAACTCACATTGATAACTTAATCACAATCGCAGAAAACAGAAAAGACTCTGTAGTATTTGCTTCACCAGAAAGAGCTGATGTAGTAGGTATCACAAACTCAAACACACAGAAGAACAATGTAATTTCATTCTTTAATGCAGTTAGATCATCTTCTTATATCGTATTTGATAGTGGATACAAATATACATACGACAGATACAATGATGTTTACCGTTATGTTCCCTTAAATGGTGACATTGCTGGTTTATCAGCGAGAACTGATTTGGTTGCAGACTCATGGTACTCACCTGCTGGATTAAACAGAGGTATTATCAGAGGCGCAGTTAAATTAGCGTTTAACCCTACTAAAGCTCAAAGAGATGAGTTATACCCAGCAAGAGTTAACCCAGTAGCAACTTTCCCAGGTCAGGGAACTGTACTATTCGGTGACAAAACTGGACTATCTTCTCCAAGTGCTTTTGATAGAATAAATGTAAGAAGATTGTTTATTGTTTTAGAGAAAGCAATATCAACTGCTTCTAAATTCCAACTCTTTGAGTTCAATGATGAATTTACTAGAGCTAACTTTAGAAACATTGTAGAACCTTTCCTAAGAGAAGTACAAGGCAGAAGAGGTATCACAGACTTTTTAGTAGTATGTGATGAAACTAACAACACAGGTGAAGTAATTGATAGAAATGAATTTATAGCTGAGATATTTATTAAACCAGCTAGAAGTATCAACTTTATCACATTATCATTCATCGCAACTCGTACTGGCGTTTCGTTTGACGAAGTGGCTGGTGGGTAAGTTTAGAAAAGGAGAAATATAAACAATGCCAAATATAAATGACTTCAAAGCTAAACTTGCAGGCGGTGGCGCAAGAGCCAATCAGTTTAAGGTGACAATGCCTTTTCCTGGTTATGCCCAAGTTGGTGGAGAAATAGAAGAACTAGCGTTTTTATGTAGAGCAACATCTATTCCATCTATGGAAATAGCAAACATTCCTGTAAGTTTTAGAGGAAGAGCTGTTAAAATAGCTGGAGACAGAACAATCCCTAGTTGGTCAGTCACAGCATATAACGATACTAACTTTAAGTTAAGAAATGCCTTTGAAAGATGGCAAAACGGTATCAATAATATGACTGATAATGAAGGATTAACAAATCCTGTTGACTATCAAGTAGATGCGTTCCTAGATCACCTAGATAGAAACGGTAATACTGTTAAATCATATACTTTAAGAGGTTGTTATCCGACTACAATCGGTGCAATTGCTTTAGACTATGATGAACAAACTGCAATAGAACAATTTGAAGTGACGTTAGAGTATCAATACTTTGAAACTAACACCACTACATAACAAATTAATAGTTAAGAGGGGGAACAAAACCCCCCTCTTAAAACTATTATAAGTAGTAGTAATATATTATAGGAGATTATCATGGCTGAATTATTCGGCTTTAGTATTACAAAGCTAAAAAAAGTTAACGATCCAAAACAAAGTTTTACTTCTCATCAAGCAGATGACGGTACACAAACTGTCAATGCTGGAGGACACTTTGGTTCATATATGGATATGGAAGGTACTGCCAAAACAGAGCAGGACCTAATTAGAAGATATAGAGAAATTGCTATTCACCCTGAGTGTGATATGGCAATTGAAGATATTATAAATGAAGCTATTGTTGCGAATGAATTGAAAGACGCAGTAAGAATAAATGTACAAGACTTACCATATGGAAAAGATGTACGAAGAAAAATAGAAGACGAATTTGTTGAAATTTTAAGACTATTACAATTCAACACAAGAGGACATGACATATTTAGAAGATGGTATGTTGATGGAAGACTATACTATCAAAAAATTATTGATAGAGAAAGTCCTAAAAGAGGTATTACTGAATTAAAGTATATAGACCCTCGTAAGATTAAGAAAATTAGAGAGATCAGAAAAAAAAGACCTGATAATCCACTGCCTTCACAATTAGCAAATAATTTAGCTATCATTGATGAATTTGTTGAATATTATTTGTTTAATGAAAGAGGTTTGTCTGGTACAACTGGTACCGGTGGTATTAAAATAGCACCAGATACAATTGCATTCTGTCCATCAGGTTTGGTTGATCAGAATAAACAAATGGTATTGTCTTACTTACAAAAAGCAATTAAACCAGTAAATCAATTAAGAATGATTGAAGATGCAGTTGTAATTTATAGAATTGCTAGAGCACCTGAAAGAAGAATATTTAAAATTGATGTAGGTAATTTACCAAAAGTAAAAGCGGAACAATACCTAAGAGATGTTATGGCAAGATACAGAAACAAACTTGTTTATGACGCAAACACAGGTGAGATTAAAGATGATAGAAACTATATGTCTATGTTGGAAGATTTTTGGCTACCAAGTAGAGAAGGTGGTAGAGGTACTGAGATAACAACATTACCGGGCGGACAAAACTTAGGTGAGATGGCAGATGTAGAATATTTTAGAGCGAAACTATATCGTTCTCTTAATGTTCCTGTGAGTAGATTGGAGGCTTCCCAAGGTTTTAATATTGGAAGAGCTTCAGAAATTACAAGAGATGAATTAAAGTTTACTAAATTTGTTCAAAGATTAAGAAAGAAATTTACTGAACTTTTCAATGATATTTTGAGAACACAGTTAGTTTTAAAAGGTATAATCGCTGAACAAGATTGGGCGACTATAAGAGATTCAATACAATATGATTTCTTACAAGACGGACATTTTGCTGAATTAAAACAAACTGAATTGTTAAGAGAAAGATTAGCATTAGCAAATGAAATGAGAGAATATATTGGTAAATTCTTTTCAGTTGAGTATATTAGAAAAAATGTATTAAAACAAAACGACAGAGAAATTGAGAATATGGATAAACAGATTAAGAAAGAAATTAAAGATGGTATTATCCAGGACCCTATGGTTCAAGTTAACAGCAACAATGATGAGGTAATTTAAAATGAGTGATGAAGTAAAACAATTTATAGATCAAATAGCAAACGGCGATAATGCTTCAGCTGGAGATGCATTCAAAGATGCGTTAAGAGCTAAAGTAGGAGATTCGTTAGACAATCATAGAAAAGAAATTGCAAGTAGTTTGTTTAATGGAATAGAAGCAGAAGCACACAGTGACCCTAAACCAGAAGTAGCTGATGTAGGAACATTCAACCAAGATGGTTCCGTATCAACTGGAAAAGATGGTCAAGCAGAAATAGATTTATCACAAGATGGTACAGCAGATACCATGATAGGAGTAGATGTAAATGCAAGTGAGCCGAATAGTTAAAGAGAATCTATTGATAGATTCACAAGCTTACAATAGTCTTTCGCCTAGTATGAAAGACGCAGTTAAAGATGTGTTTTTGTTTTATGAACAAAAAAAAGGCACAATAGTAGAAAGATTTGAAAGCGCAATTAAAGAAGGTGCTTTAGTACATAATTTAAAAGTTAAACAAATAGAAGATTACTTTAATAAAGAAGTAATTGAAAAGTTAGGAGAAAAATAAATGGCACAAACATTTATAGTTAAAGGTGCAGTTGTATCAAATCCATCTGACACAAACATGGGTAGAGCTAATTTCGTAAGAATTACAGCTACTGCTGATGTGACTGGTACAATTGTAGATTCAGGTGATGCAGCATTAGGTTCTTTTTATTTAGAAAACGGTGATACTGTAATAATAGAAAAAAACCCAGGTGACAAAATTACTTGTGCAACTTCAAACGCAAGTGCGGTAGGTTCACCGAGAAGTTAATTATGGCTGATACAATATCAACACAGATTATAACTGATACATCTGGAGTTAAGTATGTAGTTAAACTTACAAATATTTCAGATGGTACAGGAGAAACTTTAGTTAACAAAGTTGACGCTAGCGAAACAACTTTTATGACTGAAGACGGTAATAGAAAAATATCTAAAATATGGTGGTCAATAAACACTAATAACAATAAATCGTGTGTAGAGTTAATATGGGATGGCGCAACAAATGCTACTGCGTTATTGTTGTCTGGTGTTGGTTATTGGGATTTACGAACTGCTGGAGACGAAATTCTAAACAACGCAACAACACCAACTGGTGATGTTTTATTGTCAACAAAGAATTTTGTAAGTGGTGATAACTATACGATTATTGTAGAGTTTAGGTAAAAAAACTTATAAATATTAGACAAAGAGAGAGAATTTATGAAACTAATTTCAGAAGAAGTCGCATCAGCCGAATATCTTGTAGAAGAAAAGAACGGCAAAAAAGAATACAAAATTAAAGGAGTATTCTTACAAGCTAATATCAAAAATAGAAATGGAAGAGTCTATCCTAGAGAAATCATGGTTAGAGAAGTGAATAGATATACAAAAGAATTTATCAATAAAAATAGAGCTTTTGGAGAGTTAGGACACCCTGACGGACCAACAGTTAACCTTGAAAGAGTATGTCATATGGTAAAATCATTGACAGCTGATGGGGATAATTTTATTGGTGAAGCTAAAATTATGGACACACCTTATGGTAAGATTGTAAAAGGTCTTATTGATGAGGGAGCTCAACTTGGAGTTTCAAGTAGAGGTATGGGTTCCATAGTCAGTAGGAATGGTATTAACTTTGTAAAAGATGACTTTTATCTAGCCACAGCGGCAGATATTGTTGCTGATCCATCTGCACCAGATGCTTTCGTTGAAGGTATTATGGAGAGTAGAGAGTGGGTTTGGGACAATGGTGTTCTAAAACAAGTTGATTTAGAAGAATGGAAAAGACAAATTCAGGACGCAAAACGAAGTGTTTTAGAGGAAAAAAAACTAAACATCTTCAAATCATTTCTTACAAAACTTTAATCTTATAAATATCCAATACAAAGGAAATTTATAAACGTTTATAAATCAAAAAAGGAGATTTCTAATGGCCGAACAAAAAAATATTGAGGCGATAGAAGCAGAAGTTATCGGAGAAGCATCAGCTAATCCACAAGCTGACGCTCCTAAAAAGAATGCTGCTGCAGCAGAACCAATGAAGTCTATTGGTAGTGCTGAAGACTTAGGTTCTGCGGTTGTAAAACCAACGGATAGCAATCCTGACGCATCAAAAAAAATAAGTCCGGTTTCTGGTGATCCTCAACAAAAAGCTCAAGGTTCTGCTGACGCAATGCCTAAGTTAAAAGAGGAAGAAGAAGCTGATAAAGCGGATAAGAAAGATTCAGAAGTTAAAGAAGGTGAGATGCCAAAAGCAGCTCTAGACGCTCTTAAAAAATCGCAAGATAAAAAAGAGATGTCACATGAAGACGAAAAGAAAAAAGATATGAAAGAAGAG